TAATCACATTCCCGGCCGAGCCGTTTGGGTCGCCCGGGTATTGCAATGCTTCTCCGTCGACGATAAATGCCGCGTCGAGTGATATCGGGTTTTCTGCGTATTCAAAATCGGCATCCATATGCGCTTGCCGGGTGTCCGGCACGAAGGCACTCAGCCAGCCTTTCCGCTGCACAAATTCGGTCTGCTTGTATCCCTCCATTTGCCCGAAGTTTTCGAGCTTGGCCATCTCTGTCCGGGCTATTCTGCGAGCTCGGAAGGGTGCCAGGCTGTTGAGTTTTTCCCATATTACCTGTGTCGTTGCTTCCACGGTCAGGCCCTCTATTTGCCCGGTTATAACATGCTTTGATATTTTCTTCAAGGTTGTTTCTGTTATCTTGGCACCGGAATTCATGATCAGCCAATCCATCTCTTTTAAAAGCTCATCGGTGAATTGGAAGCCCTCGTCTTGCTTCAGCTCCTCGTCCAAATCCATGAGTTTTCCTTCGGCTACCCGCATTCCGGCCTCACCGGCCCGCAGGAAATGTTCCCGGTATTGGCCTTCAAATAGCTTCTGGTAAAGTTCGGCCTCTTTTTGGCTGCTTATGATCTTGTTTATGTCGATTTCGCCCACGGTCCTGAATCGCGCCATCCCGGCCTTCAGCCGTCCGGCCTGGGCTACGAGGAATCTCTGCATTGGATCCCAAAGCGCCCGCTCTTTTGCCTCGACCCGCTTTACAAAATGGGTCCATAATCGCTGCTTGTTTTCCTTCCGCTGCCAGAAGGATTTCGCTTTGTGGCCCTTCGCCCCGCCGTTGGTGGGCTGGTCTACTGCGCTGCCGGCATCGATAGGAACGAGCGCCATCGGGAGGTATATCTTGTCCGCTTCCGGGGCCTTATGTTCATCGAATCCGGAGGCTACGCGCTTCTCATTTATGGTCAGCCAATGTGCCGAAGCCATGCGGGTAAAAACGGCCGCCGCCTCTTCCTTCAGCGCCTCAATGTCGCCGCGGTTATAATCCAAATATAACCGGTCGTCATTCCATTTCGGCGTGAGCCAGTTGTTGAATTCGTCGCGTAGGAAATCCATGAACGGCAGGATCGCCTCGGTATAAAGCGCCTTCCGGGCTTCCTTCACGTTGCTGTAGGTCTTGTTCTCGCTGTCCCCGATTAGCTCGCTGGCTACGTTCAGGACGCTGCAAATTTTGCGCATGTTCATCTTATCGCCGGTGATCCAGTCCAGATCCCGCGGGTTCAGGGCGGTCTGGATCCAATCCTGGCCCCCTTCGAATATCAGGGGCATGCCAGTGTTCTGGAATCCCTGATAATTCTCTTTCAAATCGGCCTTTAAATCATCCTTAGCTTCCTTCTCCAGATTGCCCTCAAATTTGATTATCCCGGGCGGTCGCATGTCGTTCTGCAGGAGCTTCATGTTCCAGCTCATCGTCATATTCGTGATGTCGATTCCCCGGGCTGCTACCTCGAGTGGGCTGAGGCCGTAATATGAATTTAGCGGGTGAAAGGCTTTCAGGTGGAGGACGTCGTCAGTCGTGTATTTGTCCGGCTTCGAAGGGTCTGCGCTGTATTCGTAATAGGCCACGGGTTCGGCCCGGGTGCCTGCTTTTATCTTCACGAGGTGTGGGTATAAATAATGCAATTCCTTGGGCGGCTGTCGCTCCCCTTCCGGACCCACCTGGAGCATGTAGCTGTTGCCGGCGATGTAATAAAAGGCCGCCAGGTTCTCAATAAACGAGGCTTGGCCGGTGTGCTCATTCGGCCGGTGGATCCGGTCCAGGAGGTCGTGCTGGAATATCTCCTCTTTCTTGGAATCTTTGGATAAGGGCTTCTTGAATAATTGCCAGGGGATCCCGGCTGCGCCCTTGCTGAGAAGGCTCACGCAGGCGAATACGGTCATACAATTCTTGAATCCTTCCTCGGCCAGCTTCTTTATTTCTGTTTCTGTCCAGATCGGGTTGCTTCCCCAGATCGCCATCAGTGCCCTGAATGGTCGCTCGGTTGCCTTTGCCCTTTTGAATATGTTAAATTTTCCCATCTTCATTTCTTAGGCCCTCCAGATCCTCGGTTCGGTCTTCGGCCTCACGTCCGCCAGCGCGTATATTATCGCTTCGGCCTGGTCCGGTGAGCGCCCCAGGTTTTTCTTTATGTCTTCTTTGGCCACGATCTGAAATTGGCCCGCTGAGTTTATTTTATACTTTATCGACATTAGCTGTGTCAATATCTCGTGGTCATCTGGGAGGTCCAAATCTTTCAAAAGGTACATCATGCCAAAATGGATCTCCGCCCGTTGGTTCTTAAATTGCGCCGGTTCCTTCGCTTTCCCGGATCCGTGGATCTCAATTATTTTTATCCGCAGCCGGTAGCCGGCCTGGTGTAGGTCCTCGCGTTCCCTGGGCTTGATCATCGCCAGGGCCTGCTCGGTGTATTGGGCTTCCTTCTCCAGGCGCTGCTCTTTCAACCTGTCCACGACGCCGGCTCCCAGGCCGTCGGCATCCACCTTGATTTTTATCTGCTTAAGGTCTGGGCCCCAGCGGGGTATGATCTTCTGCTGGATTAGCCGCCAGATCTCGCCCGTGGTCCTCATGGTGTCGTGTCCCTTGGCCTGGCTGTGGATCCGCACCTTAAGCCCTTCCCTCAAAGCTATAACCGATTCGTCGTCGCCGCTCCGGGCCACGTCAACGCCTATCTCGACGGGCTCGGTGGGTTTCTGTTGCCGTTTGGCCGCCCGTTGAATTTCGAGATAGGCATAGACGTTATCCGGTTCGCCGATGGCCTCCCAATCCCCCTCCAGGAGCGCCTTTATTAGCTGCGGGGTCAGGATGTCCTTCATTTGGTCTATGTAACCGGGAGGCAAATTCGCCCGGTTATCCGTTGGTAGGGAAGGAATGAAAATGTGGTCCTTCCGGCTGCTCTCAATGAATCGCTGTTTCAAAAAGCCAATGTTGGGGTTGCAGCTCAAAAGGAAGAAATATTGGATCCCGGGAATGTTCAATCGAAGGCGGGTGGCCAGCATCATAAATTCCTTTTCTGTGAATTGCTCCGCTTGGTCCAGGGCTATCCAGCCGTATTCCCCGGACATGAATTTCTCCCAATCGTTCGGCTTGTCGCCCAGGCCGCCGTACCGGATCCGGCTCCGGTTCTTAAAGGTGATCATCTTATCGCTGTGGTTCCAATCGGCCCATAGGCTTTCGGGCAGGAATTTCTCCAATTGCGGCAGGAGCGTGTCCCGGAATGAAGGCCAGGTCTTCCTCATCAGGAGGCCGAAGTTGCCCGGCGTGTCGAGATTGAGTTGGATCCCCTCGTTGATTAAGGCGCCCGTTTTCCCGCCCCCCAGGGCTCCGCCGAATAGCTTGTACATCTCCGGGGCCTTGTGAAATTGCATCTGTTTCGCGTTGGTCCGCGGGTCATAAAGCTTGCTCAGGTCGATCGTCTGTTCGATTAATTCCATGGCTTACCCTTGGATTTCCAGCCTAATAAAAAGCGCTTCTCCTTTCCTTATTTCTTGTTTAATGATTTCCTTGAAGGCCCCCAGGCACACCCCTCTTGATACTTTCTCTTTGAAATTTTCCCCATAAAAAACGTCCAGGACCTCTTCCGGTTTTCCTTTGTTATTCCATATTCTTCCGTTGCGTTCAAATTTTAATTTCATATTGGCCCTCATCGGCAGCCATGGCATGATGAGCATTGTCTGCAAATATGCTTAAATCCCTTTTTAAGGGAATCAAACATAAATGTCATTTTTGCCTCCAGTTTGATTTTGGGTTTCTCGTATTTTTTCGGATTATTTCCTTTCATCATTTCTACTCCTTTTTGTCCCGAGGCTTTTGTTTTCCCAGGGGGGATTTGTCACTCGAGTGTTGTTTTTTCGGGGGCTTCTTTTGCGTCGATCGTGGGACGGCTGTAATCACTTTCAACAAAACGTTTCCGTCTATGGCGAAATCGTGCCGGTCCCGCCACTTATTTTTCCTCCGATTCTTTAACCAGAAAGCGATGGCCCCCGTGTCTGGAGGCACGAATTTCTTCACCTTTTTTATATGAATGGGTATCAGCTTCTCGCCTTCGCCCGGCTTGAATTCGATATGGGTCTCTTCGTATTCAAATCCCCGGGCTCTTTTCAGAAGGGCGTTCTCAACTTCAAAGTCAATCGGGGCCTTCCCTCTTTTTATAGCGTCAGCAAAGTCCGGGTAGGTATTCAGGTATTCATAAAAAAC